GACTCTAGAGCTTGCCAGTAAGTAGGAGCCCAAGGATTAGCACGACGCCAACCATCGACCATTCGACGCGCATCAGACTCGGGTAGAAGAACACCGTAAGCCCGACCCATAGCAGCAAAAGCGCCGATGCCGCCAGCAAACCCACAGGCAAGCTCTTGGACTTTGCCGATCTGTCGCTGGTCTTTGGTGACTGCATCGACCGAGCATCCGAAGGTGGCAGCGGCGTTGACCTTATATACATCTGCTCCTGTTCGGAATAAATCCAGTTTGGCATCTCCAGCGCCTGAGAGCCATGGGTTGGCTCGAGCTTCAATTGCTGCCCAATCAGCCACGACGAGGCTTTTTCCACCCGCGGGTACCAAGGCTGGCCGGAGCATTCCCTTGAGGACATCGGTGACTCGCTTGCCGTACTTGGGGACGATGCTGTGCCCTCGGACCATTGCCGCACGGACTGCGTCGGGCTCGGCAGCGCACTTGCGGGTGAAATTATGGACTTGGGCACCATAAGACGACGCCCGTCCGGTAGCAGACCCGCCTGCGAATACAAATGCCCCCCGAACACGCTGATCTTCGACATCTGCAAGGTCTGCAAGGCGGCTGAACTTCGCAACCGACGACGCCCAAAGGTCATCGGCGCATTGAATAACCTCGGCAACAGCGGGCGGTATCTCATCTGGATTCTCCATCGCGAGCAGGTTAGCCCGCACAGTTTTGTCAATTGAAAACTTCTTCTCGCCATCTTTGTAGATGGTCATCAACTTGAGCGCTTCGGGGCCCACGCGGTCCAGCACCCACTCACGCATCTTGGGCGAGCGAACCGATGTAATGGCGCCCTCTGTCACCTCCGTGACAATCTGTTGTATTTCTACAACTTCATCACTGGCGTATTTGATGGCCGCGCGGCACAGCTCTGTGTCGACCAGCACACCGCGGTCGTTGATGCGCTCGTTGATGTGGTAGTCCTGCAGCTCCTGCTCTGAGAGCGGGCGCATGGCTTGGCTGATGGCGCGCATGGCACGCACATCCTGCTCGCAGTACTCGATCATCTCTTGCATGAGCTCGGGGTCGTTGCGGAAGGTGCCGTCGGCCTGTGGCACGGACAGCAAGCGGATGAGCTGCGCACCACGGTGGTCTTTCTTCATGCTGGCGCCGCTGAATCGACCGACATCTTCGAGCGAACCAGGCGCGCAGTTGGCACGGGCCTGCGCGGCGGTGCAGACGAACTGCGTCAGGTCGAAGTTGATCTGCAACACATACCAGAAAATCAGGCGCTCGAACGCGGCGTTGTGCGCGTAGATCAGGCCCTTGTATTCTCTGATCCTGCGGGGGAATGGTTCCGTGGGTACCCATGTCCTCACCTCGTCATCGCCGAATGCGTAGGACATGCACAGCACCTCGGTGCTCGCGTCCATCGCGTAGTTGTACACGCCATGCGTGCGCAGGTCGCATTTGCTGCGCGTTTCAAAATCGCAGTACAAAATTGTCATGCATGGCCCCATCGCGTGGCGCGGCCTTTTGCTAATGCTGAGCGGTTCTTTACCAAGTCTCTTGCGCCATGCACATACGCGTCTTTCATGTTTTCACTGCGAGTGCCCCAGCGCAAATTAGTCAATCGATTGTCATCTGGAATGCCATTTATGTGCAGGCATTCATGCCGTTCAGGCGCGGGCCCGACAAAAGCCAACAAGACCAGTTTATGCACGCATTGACTGTTTTTGCGGCCCAACGCTACAGACATGTGACCACCAGGCATGCGCCCAGGGCTAAGAATGTGCCCAGCATCGCTGCGTCTATAAGAACGAACGCGGCCTTGATCGCTAACTTCGTATTTGCCGTCGTAGCCAGGTATCAACTTCCATACTTCCATACTTTCTCTCCTTTTTCCAATGGGCGCTCATAACACCCATCAGAAAAAGTTAAGCAGCTACGCGACGACGGCGTGCAGGTGCCGCCTCTTCTTGCACTTGCTCATCCTTAGCGCCGTCCATGCCGACCCACTCGACGATCTCAAAGACCGGCGTGAAGATGCGACCATAGGACTTGTGCTGATAGTGATCCTTTTTGAGGCGCACGATTGGCACAGGTTTGCTTTGGTCAGCTTCGACTTGGTTAGCGATGGCCACGGCCAAAGCCTGAACCGCTTTCTTGCCGCCCACTGATGTGGATGTAAAGCGCGCTTCCATGTCCGCGTCTTCGCCAGTGAGGCACTTCAAAGACATGCCCACTTGCGTTTCCCAACCGCGCTTGGCGCCAGCAGGAGCGGCGTCAACTTCAGGCAGGGGTTGCGACACGCTGACCATCTTCTCGCCCAACACCTCGCCGTCGCCCCAAGCAATGAAGCCGTGAACGAACGAGAAAGGGTTGACTGCCCAAGTGGCATCGTCTTCGCACTCAGTCTGGTCAGCGCCGTACACCCAGTGTCCGGTTTTGTCCATCTTGATGATGACGGTGCCGGCAGGGCCGACATCTGCTTCGATTGCGCGAAGAGCGGTTGAGAGGCTGCTAACAGCGGGAAGGTTCGCCGAAGCGAATGTGGTGATATTTGACATTACTGTACTCCTAGTTTAGAAAAGGCCGCAGATAACTGCTGCCCGATTTGTAACACCGCGGGTCTGGGATCGCTCTCAGGCGCCATGGTGTTGCCAGATGACACTGACTTGACAAGATTGTCAGGCAGTGCCAACTTGCTCTTTTTCAACAGCTTCTCCGCAGCTGCTGGTGAAATGATTTCGGTGACATGTGGCTCGACGCCCATCTCAAAGAGGGCTTTCTCGGCGGCGGCGTCATCAACCCACTTGCGTGTCGCACGCTTGGCCACCAACTTGTAACCAGGCACTTTACCACCCTTGTCCAAGATTTGGAATGCTAAGTCACGCACATCTTTGATGTATGTCTCCAAGGCGTCAGCACGCGCCAGACACGCGCCGATCTGATCAGGCGTGATGTTGACAATCGCTTGCTGTACCTGACGGTCGATGGCGCCGTTCATCACGGGGCAGATGGGCTTGGCCGCACACCAGCGGCAGTGGTCACCGTGGACGATCTTGGCGTCGGGGCGTTGCGCGGCCTTGACAGCCTGCACCAGCTCCAGCTCGAACGCGGCGATGCGCTCTTTAGTTGTCACCCAGCGGCGCACAGCTGGGGGTTGCACGATGATGAGCTCGATCTCGTCTGCACCATCAAACGCCCACGCCGCTTCTGGCGTGCGCATCGAAGCGGCTGCGTAGAACATCAGTTGCGGATTGTCCACAGCATCGACAACGACACCATCACCAAACTTCCAATCCAGTACAACTGCGCGATTGCCGATCCGTCCGATGAGATCAGTGCTACCAAAGACGCCAGGTAGCAGATCACCGAAACCGACACGGGTTTCGACTTCGTAGACCATATTCTGAGTAGGGTCCACTTCATCAAGCGCTTCCAATGCCGGCGTGAGTTTTTCATCGATGAGCTCCTGTGTGAGGATTTGATCTGCATACTTGGCGCCGAGAAAATCTGACGCTGGTTTGTTGTGTTCGAGCATCTGAGCGATGACATCGTGCAGCAGTGTGCCGCGGTCTGCGTGTTCGCTCGATGGCTTGGGTGGCATCTTCTGCACCAGAGCCACAGAGCCTGGGCAGTTGATGACGCGCTTTGCGGTTGATCCGCCGACAATGTTACTGTGCAACATTACTGCGCTCCTGCTTTGTTTACCACGCGTTCCATGGCGTCGCCATAGCTTATACCTAATGCTTTGTCTATTAACGCCAGAGATGCGTTAATGATTTCATCGTAAACACCAGGGTCTATTTCTTTAATGATGTTGAGCGTTATCTTTGCGTCTTCTAACGCTTCGATGTCTGCGCTGTTGGCTTGGTGTAGCAACTCAATGTCTGCTTGAATAGTGGGTTTGAGTGGCTGTATCCGATCAAACATTTGTTTGCCGCGGCTGTAAAAATCTATGTTCTTTCCTGTGTTGTTGTCTTTCATTTGACTGTCCTTTCGTGTTGTGGAGTTGCAGTGTAGCACAAAAATAAATGTTGTCAAAAACTTTTTTCATGTTATTATTTCGGGCATGAGAGAATCAGAAATTGAAAAGCACTTCTGCTGGGTTGTCGAGCGTGCAGGGGGCAAAAGCTACAAGTTCACCAGCCCCAGCCGCAAGGGTGTGGTCGACCGCATCGCATGTCTGCCTGACGGCACGACATGGTTTGTGGAGCTTAAAGCACCCAAGGGCAGGCTGTCGCCGTTGCAGAAGATGTTTGCTGAAGAGATGGTGTTGTTGAATCAACGATACGCATGTTTATGGACGAAGGAGCAAGTAGATGAATGGTTTAAAAGAAATGGCAATTGAAGCTGGTATGCACTACCGCCAGATTGAAGATGAGTTTTGCAAGGCCAACGCCGATGGCGTGCCAATGGAAATGCTTGAAGCCTTTGCCAAACTGGTAGCAGCTAAAGAGCGTGAGGCGTGTGCAAAGGTGTGTGAAGATAAAGATGCCGTGTGGAAAAAAGCTGGTTTGTGGCGCGTAAACCATGAATACAAAGAGTGTGCTGATGCAATCCGAGCAAGAGGTGACGCATGACACAAGATGAAATCATTGAGATGGCTAAAAAGGCTGGCTTTGGTATGCCTTGGTTGTCGCATGAAGAACATCAAGCAGTTTTTGCTTTTGCCAAACTGGTGCGAAACGATTACAGCAATAAACACGCTCAACTATGGCTGAAGCGTATTGACGATGCTGTTAAAGCAGAGCGTGAGGCGGTGCTTGATTTGGTTGACGCTTATGCAAAAAATAACACAGATCTAGCAGACGCAATCCGAGCAAGATCATGCAACTAAGACCATATCAAGAGACAGCTGCTGACTTCTTGTACGAGCGCGACCGCGCCATGATCTTGGCGCCAGTGGGTGCAGGCAAGACAGCCATCACGCTCACGGCCATGGACGCCATGGTCAAGGACGGCCATGTCAAGCGTTGGCTGGTGGTGGCACCTAAGCGCGTGTGCACCGATGTGTGGCCTGTTGAAGCGCCTAAGTGGAGCAAACACCTCAAGCTGTCGGTGGCCATCGGCACGCCCAAGCAACGCAACGCAGCGTTCGGGGGCGACGCCAATGTGGTCGTCATCAACTACGACAACCTGCAGTGGCTCGCGGGCATCTGCGAGGTGCTCGGCCACCTGCCAGTGGATGGCATCGTGTTCGATGAGCTCACCAAACTCAAAAACCCATCAGGCGCGCGTTTCAAAGCGTTCGAGAAAGTCATCAAAGATGTGCCCATCCGTTGGGGCTTGACAGGGTCGTTCACATCAAACGGCCTTGAAGATGTGTTCGGTCAATGCAAGATCGTCGATCAGAACTTGCTCGGTCGCAGCAAAGGCGCGTTCATGCAACAGTACTTCGTGCTAGTCAACAAAGATTTCGGCGAGTGGGCACCGCGCGCGTCGTCTTTGCCTGCTGTGATGGAGCGCATCAAGCCGGCCACCTTTGTGCTCGACGCTGGTGAGTACAAAGACAAGCTGCCGCAGTGCCACCATGTCGAGATGCGTTGCGACATGCCTGACCGCGAGCCTTACGAGAAGATGAAGAAAGAATTTGCAGCTCTGGGCGTCACAGCGGTGACAGCCGCGGTGATGACCGGCAAGCTGCAACAGATGGCCAGCGGGTTCGTGTACGACACGACGCGGGTTGCGACTGAGGAGTATGGCAAGTTCGCTACCACACAGCGTCCCATCTGGTTTAGCTCACACCGATTTGATTTGTTAGATGACTTGATTGAGGAGAACCAGCATGCGAACACGCTTATCGTTTACAACTACCAAGAAGAGCTCGCCGAGCTCAAGCGACGCTACCCAAAAGCCGCCACACTTGATGACGACCGCGCCATCGAGCGCTGGAACGCCGGCCAGATTGAGCTTCTCTTGGTCCATCCCAAGTCCGCAGGCCACGGGCTCAACCTCCAACACGGAGGATGCCGAATGGTCTTCGTGTCCCTGCCCTGGTCGCTCGAGCTGTTTGAGCAGACCGTCGGGCGCTTGCATCGTAGCGGTCAGCGGCATGATGTGTGGGTCTATATTCTGATGACCAACAAAACGATCGACGAGAAAATCTGGGCGGCGTTGCACGACAAGCGCGCCATATCTGAAATTGCAATGGAGGAGTTGAGATGAAGTTACGCATTATTAGAGAAGCAAACTGCATGTATATGCACAAATTGCAACGCAAAGTGTTTGGGCTGTTTTGGTTGACGCTACTAAGTGATGATTTGAAAGCGTGCGAGCGTGCTATGAATAATTTAGCTCAACATGGTGCAATGTACGAAGTTATTAAGGAGTTGAAATGAACTGGCAAGATGAACAAAAGAAGGTGGCTACTGGTGTAACTGGTGGGCAAGAGCCTGTGGCATGGGGCATGGAAAACTATGATGGGCAAATCTACGATTGCATTACACCTGAAGAACACGCTAGAGAAGAAGGTGAGTACACGGTAGCGCTTTATCGTGAGCCGCAACACCTACAAACTTGGGTTGGGCTGACTCACGAAGAAATTGATTATCAAGCCAAAAAAGATGACCACGCAGTTTATTTTGCTTTAGGCGCGCTATGGGCAGAAGCCAAATTGAAAGAGAAAAATGAAGCACATTGACACATGGAAGACGCGGCTTAAAGCGGCCAAATCAGAACTCAAGTTCCGCCAGCGACAGTACAACTCAGCAGTGCGGCACTTGAATCGAATACTTAAATTTATCAACGAAACGGAGAAGAAAATTGATCACCACCTGGCGAAGTCTAAACAGCAGTTTAAGCCTCAAAACCGAAGAAGAAGTCTATGAGATGCTGCAACAAGAACGCAAAGGCGCCAAGCGCGTCACCGTGCTCGAGCGCTTGCATCAGCGCTACAACACCCTGCGTGTCGCTCGTGAGCGCGCCGAACTACTAAAGGAAGCCAAATGATCGAGAAACTAAAAGAGCTCTTCCGCACACCGAAGGCCGATGAGCTGGCTGTGCAGGAGTTGGAAGAAGCCAAGCGCGAGCTGTTGCGTGCGCTGTCAGGCCAAGACTACGCCAAACGCATGGTGGAGTACCACCAAGATCGCGTCAAGCGTTTAACCGCGTATGTGGAGAAGATCAATGTTTGAAGAGATGGCCAACATCGCGCTAATCTGCGCGCTCATGGGTGTGGGCGCCATCACATTCTTCATCATCATCGGCGTTTATCTTTATTTTGTGGAGGACCTATGAACGCGTTCCATCCTGATTACATGAAAACCTTTTACCCCAACTTCTGGACCGAGCAGATCCTGTCGTCGCGCAGCTCGCAGGCTATGAGTGCGTACAACCTCAAGAAGCGCGAATTCATCATATACGCTCGTGCAGGAATGCCTAAATGAAGTGTCCTGAATGCGGTGCGTGGTCGCTGGTCAAAGACACGCGGGAGTCGCCCACATTTGGGCTGATGCGTCGGCGCGAATGCGCCAACTACCATCGATTCACAACGCAAGAGCTGATCATCGCGCCAGAAGAGATATATCACGAAAGAAAAGCCAATGCACTTAAAGCAGGAAAGATTGCGCGTGAGCTGCGCAACAGACGAAAAAGCTCTTGATGTGCAGGTGGGTGGTGGGCACTACAAAGACATGCCCATACAGCCTGCTGAATTCATTCACGCCAACGCGCTCGGTTACTTTGAAGGCAATGTGGTCAAGTACATTAGCCGCTGGCGCAAAAAGAACGGA